ATGATGGGTAGGTATATCAAGCATTTGGAACATAAAATGTTTGGATATATTGACAGGATCTTTGATCCAGATGGAGACCACAGGACAGTGGCAAAAGGTATGAGCATGGAAACCAGGGGAGAAACAATTCACAAGATGTGGAATGATTTTGATGATCCGGTGGCAATAGGATTGGATGCTTCACGGTTCGATCAACACATAAATCCATTATTATTGAATATTGAACATGATTTTTACAGAGCAGCATCCACTGGCGTGGGTGAACTGATGCCAACTCTGAATTATTTGTTGAAACATCAAATGATAAATATCGGTAGATATTACGACAAACACGGAAATACGATCAAGTACCAAGTCGTTGGTAACCGCATGTCAGGTGATATGAACACGAGTCTCGGCAATGTGATTATTATGTGCTGTTTGATGAACAGCTATTTAATTCACTGTGGTTTGGAAGGAAAAGCCAAGTTATTAAATGACGGAGATGATTGTGTGTTGATTATGGAATCTTGCAATGTTAAACAGTTCAGGAAAGGATTAGAACATTGGTTTAGACGAATGGGTATTACAATGTGTTACGATGGCATTTACACCGAACTTGAGAAGATTGAATTTTGTCAAGCAAGGCCAGTAAATATATCGGGACAGTATCGATTAATACCTAGACCTACCAAACGTCTATATTCAGATTTGGTTAGTACAAAACACTTAGCCTCGCGCAAAGTCTATCATAAATGGATGGGAGCAGTGGCTGGGTGTGGACTAGCGGGGTCAGATGGAGTACCAATATTCAAGAGCTTTTATAAGTGGGTGGCGCGCAGCAGTTATCCATGGATACCAGAGAAAGATGATTATTACTACAAGTTCCGTAATGATTTGACAGATGGTATGGATTATAGCGATAAAGATGTGACTTGGGAATCACGTGTGAGTTTTTACCATGCGTTTGATATTACACCTGAGGAACAGTTGCTGTTAGAGAATTATTATGACAGCAAAGCAAAGCTGCAATGGTCGGAACCTATCGAAGGTGAGATCACTTGGGGATATGATGTTGAACAAACCGTTGCGCGGGGAGAACAACGTGAAATTCCACTTTAAGCCGGAAGGAAGACGTAAATACTGCGCCCGCCAGGATTGGAAATGCTCACTCTGGTTACGGGTTGGGTGAACAATGAGTCCTTAGTTCATCCAGCAACGCTTTGTGAGTAATGGGAGTTCTATTTAGAACAGGTTGCTAGTACTTGTGCCCGTAGATGTGACGAACATCCAGTAGGTGAGAACTAGAGGGCGATCGGCGTCTTGGACTGAAGCATCCACTTCGCTTAAATTAAGGCTTTCCTAAATTTATTTCAAACACAAAACAAACCGCGA